TTAACAGGATGATTTTGCATCAAAAGCCGGGTTGAACGCATAGAAGTTTTTGGAATTTAACCGGTCTGTCACAAGGCGGAGACCTTCGCCAAAACGCTGGAAGTGTACGACTTCACGTTCCCGCAGAAAGCGGATTGGGTCACACACCTCCGGATCTTTGACCAGACGAAGAATATTGTCGTAAGTTGCCCGTGCTTTCTGTTCAGCAGCCATATTTTCGAAAAGATCTGTAATCGGATCGCCTTTTGACTGGTATTCACAGGCATTATGTGGAATGCCGCTGGCAGCTGCCGGCCAAAGACCGAGCGTGTGATCTACATAGTAGGTATCAAACCCACTTTTCTGGATTTCTTCCGGTGTCAGATCCTGTGTCAGCTGTCGCACCATAGCGCAGATCATTTCCTTATGGAATAACGCAAAAACGACTTTCTGTTTAAAAGTCTACATAAGTCTACAAACAGCATAAATACTGGAAATAAAGCAAATTTAACAGCTTCACAAAAATCTACAAAAATGTTTAAATTCAACTTTTGATTGGTACAAAATTGGTACGTTTTTAAAAATTGGTACAAAAATTGGTACAAAATTGGTGTAAAAAATAGCATAAGAAAATAGCCTTAATACAGTTGAAAAAAGTTGGTGCCGTTAGGCATCTTTTTTTATGTCTGAGCATATAATATAAGGGGTGCTTTTTGCCAATTTCTCAAAAAAATATTCTGGAGGTATTGCCATGATAAAAGTGCCGGATTTTACCAAAGATGAAATTAATTACATTTTAGATAAAGCTAACTTTACAGATCAGCAGCACACATTGTTTATGCTTCGAAACAAAGAGTGCAGCTACGAGATGTGCGCTGAGGAAATGAACGTGAGTATTGCTACAGTGAAACGTATAGCAAAGATTATGAATGAAAAAATAAAAAAAGTGATGTGATACTTTTTTGAGCCGATACTGATATGGTATCTGCTTACTTTTTATGCAAAAATTTATTTAGAAAGAGGGTGACAATGTGTTTTCAGATGAAATTTTAGAGAAAATTTTTAACAGAAAAGAGATGCAAAGGCTTGATTTGCAGACACAATCCTCTGTGATACATGCGATCGAGGAAGTTTTAGAGGGGGAAAAGCAGAATGCAGATGAACAACCAGTATCCGAATAGCATATACAATCCGCAGATACAGCCATATTTCCAATATGGGAATTATGGTGGAAACCAATACCAACAGCAGAGATTCGAACCACAGCAGCAGTTTCAACAGCAAATGCAACCGGTGCAGCAG